AATTCATTTGTATCCAAATCTTTTACAGCATAGTATGAAGCAGTTGGTAAATAATTTACTCCAGTAAATAATGAAGATGTTGTCCACACTGGTGTAGGATATTTAGGTGCTAAATTAAATCTAAATCTATTAACACTTGATGGGAAAAATTCACCTGGGTTTTCTGCTAATGAAGTTGCTAAATTAGTTGTAGTTACTATACTTGCCGAAGCAGATCCTGTTAAAACACTTGAATAATCTCTCCACTTAAATTCTAATTGTGGTGGATAAATTGTATTTGTATCAACACTATAAAATTGCATTATAGGTTGGATTTGTGTATTTGTGTTAAATTCTACATTATTTTCCCATTTAGTAATAAAACCATAATTAGGTAATGATGAAGATGATGGAACTCCTAATGAACTACTATACCAATTTTCTACTATTGTTTTAACTCCTACTCTTAAATCTTTATCACTTCTAGTATCAAAAGATTGAGTTACAGCGTATAATGTACCATCTGAACCACTATGATACCATGCTCCTCCTCCTGCTGCTACAAAATTAGAGTTATAAGAACTCGTTACATAGTGATTAGTGTTATCAGTTCCACTTGAAGACCAAGCTATAGAACCTTTAAAATTTGGTGAATACCATATTGCACCATCTGTAGTTTGAGGTACATCTAAAAATGTTCCTGTTCCATTATACCAAGGTTGTGCTAAGGGATGTACTGATAAGTCAGTTGATTCAACTATACCTTGTGCTGTTGCTATAAATGATCTAAAATCTACATCCCACTGTGAACCAGAAATTTTGTTGTTTATAACATCTTCAATTTCATCTTGAACAAATTCAGATAAAAATCTTGAAACTTGGGGACTAGAATCTATAGCTATATTTAAGTTAGTGATAGATGTTATAGGGTCTATCCCTGTATTCATCTCTGGGTAGAGTGAATATAATGTTGCGTCTTTATATGGGAATAATTTATATACAGCCATGTTTTAATTTTATAATGGTACTACTCTACCTTTTATATCAGTGTCAGGGAATTTAACTTCAAATATACTAGGATCTAGTGATGGGTAAATTACTTGATTTTGTGTAGCAGAACTTATATCATAAGCATATTGTGAATATCCTGATGAAATTCCTGCTTTGTTAGTTATTTTAATATCTTTTACAGTTTGTACACCATTTATTCTATCTAATCTAACATATAAATCTCTTACTAAGATAGGTTGATTAATTTGCCAATTATCTCTTGCAAAATATGTTTTTAATGAGTTAATACATGCTAATATAACATCGTTATTGTTAAAATTGGGTAGTACTATAATTTCAAAATCTGCAGCTAGGTTTATAATAAATGCATCCCTAACCTCAATATTATCCCCTATCATCCTATATTGGGATAGGTAAGTTCTTAAGTTTCTTTTTAATGTTTGTGTTGGTGTGGCAAATTGAGCTTGAGAGTTTTGAGATATAACCCATAGATTTAATGTTTCAATAGTNGAAACTTGTGAATCCATTAATTGNGGTTTTTCAATATAAGCTTTAGCTACAGTACCAAATTCAGATGGCATACTTAATGCTCTAACTATATAATCATCTAANGTTACAGCTCTTTGTTGTGCTGAAATTGTAGATATTGTATTTTGTCTAATTTCTTCTGTTGTATCACCTGCTTGTCCACCATCTGCTGCTTCTGGGTTGTTAGCTGCTATTGAACCAAATATATAATTTGCCGTGGTAGCATTTAGGTTTGGTGAATTAAAGTTTAAATTTGTTGTGTTTAAAGTAGATAAATCACCTGATGGTACATTTGCTCCAACTCCACCGCCTGTTAGGTATCTTACCGTTAAAGTAGTGCTTGATGGTGAAATTCCATAAGTATCTGTGAATAAGAAATTGGTTGGTGAATATGCAGTTGTTAATTTGTTTTTTTCAAATGGTAAACCTATACCTACATTGTTTGGATTAGGTGTAACTGTCTCATCTACATCATTTGGGTTACCTGCTCCAAATTGAATTTGAAGATTAGTAGCCGAAGTAAAACGAGTAGCAAAACGTCTTTGTACTTTTTTCAATTGTAGTAAATAAGGAACATCTCCTGCATCTGCTACATTATTTGGATCATTTGTGTTAGTATTTTTAATATTATCGTATACCATTTCTTGTCCCAAATAATCTACTTCATACCATGTATTACCATCCGAATCTACTATATCTAAAATGCCTATAACATTTTCAGCATCTATATCTACTGTTGCAAATTGTTGTGGGGCACCAAATGAAAATGTTTGAGTACTAACAGTTGCTGAAATAGCACTTCTAGTTTTCTTTAAAAGGTAATATTGAGGAACATCACCTGATATTTGATATATGGAAATTTCAGTAGGATCAAGTGAACTTGATACTGCAAAATTACATGGGTCTTCCATTAAAAAGTTTACACCTGTACTTAATGATGATGCAATTGTACTATTTTCTCCAATAGTTAACGCATAATCAAAATCTGGAACATATGCTGTACCTGATAGCTTTGCTGGAACTTGTTGGAATAATTCAATTACAGCTTGAGCCGCTCCAGTTGTTTTTGGTTTATATCCAAACATATATGCTAACTCAAATTGATTATTTGTTTGTCTAGCAAATTGGGTAAATGTTTCTTGTAATTGATTATCTAAATAGAAAGACATTACATCACTAACATAAGATGCTTGCTCCATAAACATCATACCAGGTGATGTTGGAGAAAAATCGTTGTAAGTATTTGGGAAATAAGTTTGAGAAAACTCAATTAACCTTGCCCTAATATCGGAAAAGTCTCTATTTAAATATTTTACGTCTCTATCTACTGTAGCCATTATGCAAAGTCTATTTCTAAAGTATCACTAATATTTGTGTTTATTACACTATATGTTAATGATACTGTTATTGTATTTGTATCTTCTTGTCTTAATATTTCCAGATTACCTACAGCAACATTAGGGAAAAATATGTTTAAATCATTGGATATTCTTTCTTCTAAAAAATCTAAATTATCTGTTGTAATTTGTTCAAATATAAATGCTCGTAAACCACCCCCAAATGTTGGGTTAAGTGGTCTTTCTCCTGGATTTGTTAAAAAATAGTTTATTAAGTTATTTTTAATTGCCGCCGCTGTAGTATAATTAGGGGTAAACACACCAGGACCACTAAAAGGAATATCTACTCCTACAGCAGCGCTATTGTTAAAATCAATTGGGTATATTTGTTGAGCATCAAAAGGCATTCTTTATTATCTTGGTGTCATTAAACCCATTATTTGGTCCATTCCTACTTCACCTCCAGGAAGTTGACCATTTGGAGATGTAGTATCTACAGTTCCTTGTGGGTTGAAGGTTTGAGCATGGCTACTATTTAAATTTAAAGCAGTTTCTCCCAACACATCCATATATGATTTTTTCTTATCTGCTAATGAGTGTTGAGGTATATCTTGAGTAACAGGTGATGGTGTTGTTGAGGTTATTGTTCTACTTTCTTGTAAAGGAACTTGTTTAGGTGCCCTTACAGCCTCTAATAAAACTTCCTTTAACTCTTCTTGGATAGCTTCTTTAACTGCTTCCTTAATTAAATTTTTTAATAACGTGGTTTTCATGTTGTGTTTTTTATAAATATTATAATATTATGCTTTTAAATCATTCTGTTGAATGTAATATACTAGTTCGTCAATTAAAATTTGATCATTAGAACTAAATGATGGTTCTCCTTGTAGCATTATAATTCCTTGGGAATTTCGGGCTACTGCCCTTCTACGTTTTAAACCTTCAACAGTTACATTGTCTACATCTATGACACTCATTTCAAATCCATTTACATTTGTTACAACTGGGGATAATTGATTGGATTGAAATTGTGTGGATGTTAATAGGTTTGTTGATAATTGTTCTTGGGGTAATGCTCCCTCTATAGCACATTTCCCTATAGCTTGGTCTAATAAAGCTAAATATGTTAATGTTTTTTCTAATATTTGTATTAGAATAACTAAAACCATCAGGGTAACTGATGATATTAATTTGTATTTTTTTAATTCTCTTTCAATTTTTTCACTTGCAACTGCTGTACTACCGGGGGGAATAACAGCAAGTAATATAGGTAATGCAATTTGAGCTGCGGATATGAGTCCATCAACTATTTGAACTCCAACTTTAACTCTTTCTAAAAATTTATAGATATTATTTAACTGTTTAACTAACCTATTTTTTTTAGCAATTGCAGCATTTAATTCTTCTAAATTAGTGGGGCAAGTAACATTAATATCCTTAAAGTTTTTCTTTATAGCTTCTGATGCCTTAGTTATACCAAATGCCGCTAGTTGAGTTAATATCGCAGGGATTAAAACTGTTTTGGCTGTGGTTATAACTTGATTTAAGGCTTGTTGTTGAGCCATTTCAAAATTTATTTTTGATGCCTTTAATGATTTAACTTGAAGTTCCTCTAGTGGGATTTCTTTAGCTTTATCATCTTGTAAATCTACTTGGATTGGATTTAGTTTTATGGGACCTAAATTTCTTTTAACAGTTTTATTAGGAGGACCATTAAATGGGACTATATTTAATCTACTACCATAGTTTTCAGCAGATGTCTGGAGTTCAAATAGGCTACCACTTTCGTAACTTCCCTCTAAAATGAAATTTCCTGTGGTTTGAGATGTCGTTTCATTACCTAAAGTGTCTTTTACTGTTGCTCCTGGGATTGGTTGGAATTTATCGTCTATTACACTTCCTTTTATTTTAAAATTGATGAGGAGGGAGGTTGAGTTAAGAATCCCAAAATTTTCTTTTGTAAAATTATCCAAATATGCTTGGGCATCTTTTAAGGATTCAGTTTTTAGTAAATTATAATTAGCTTCTTTTATCGGAGCCGTAGTAAATGAATATGTGGGGACAAACCCTTCTGGGAAATTAGTTAATGTTATTTTACCATAATAACCATCACTAAGAGCTAAAAAAACTATAGTACCTGTTATATTACTATTATCAGCAGCCACCGAATATGTTGGAGATTCAAGTATCATATAGTCTTGCTTACTTTTGATTTAATATTTACTAAATCTTTTTGAACATTATTTAATATATCTCTAGTAGCTCTAGCTGTTATTGAAGTAGCTCCATCGGGTGTAGGGACACCACCTGGCCATAATTGTTGAACTTCCATTACGTCTACTAAGGTTGTTAATGCCTTTACTATTTGTGTTAAGTTTTTATATAAAGTTTCTCCTTTAACTAGGGGTTCAGTAGCATTTTTACTACCTAATCTTATATTACCAGCATCTACAATATAATTATTTGTATTAAAATTTAATGAAGTATTTGATGATAACCCTATAGATTTTTCAGCACTTAATAAAATGCTATCTGTTTTAGCATTAAAAACTAACCTATCAGAATTAATTATAACTTGTGGTTTAGTATATTGTGATGGTATCTCAGGGGGTGTAATGTATGAGTTATAATTTTCACTTGCTACTTGTATTGGGATCTTTTGAGTAGATGTTTGGTAAATTGAAGATAAATCTTCATTAACATTTTCAGTTATAGGAACCCACCCTTCATCTGAAGATTCTGGGTTTTGACCATTTCTAATTATAGTAATAGGGTCACCATTTGTACCTGTTTCAGACCAATCATTTAATGCATCTTGCCCTGTAGCTAATCCTAAGGGGTTGATAATGTTGGGGATATTGAATGGTTTTGCTGTGCTTCCAAATCTAATACTATTACCCCATCTACCCTGGTATATAATATCTCCTGCAAAAGGTAATAGGGGGTGAATATTAGTTCGTTCTATAAATGTGGCTTGGGAAAGATTTATTGGACTATTTAATCCAATTTCAGTAGATTCATCTGTTACCCTTCTAACTGAGCCTGCTTCGGTTTGTTGATAATCTTTTTGTTGAGAATCTGGTAGGGTAGTTGATGTAACAGGGTTAGGATAAGCATTATGGTGTGGGTGGTTCCATAAACTTATCATGTTAATATAGTAATAAGATTCTTCAGATGTATTTTTACCTATATTGTTGTTAGGAAGTTTAAATAGTAAAACAAGCTCATTAACTAAGGGATATGCTGAAGTTTGTGGGTAAAAAGGTTTTGCAATTCCCCTACCATCAGATATAAAATTATTTAATTCAAAAAATATAGTTCCTATACCATTTAACCCACCATAATCTTCTATGTTAGGGTAAGCACCATTTAATATAATGTCAGTAACCCTACCAACTTGCATTCCTCCTTGGACTTTAGCCATTACTTGAGAAAGCTGTTCTACACCCCCAGATTTTTTACCTGCAGCAGGTTTGTTATTAGCGGATAATCCTTTATCAAACATTATTTAGTATCGTCTTTTTTAGGTGGGAGTTGGAGGTTATTTATTTCTTGAAGTAATTGTTCTTTCTCCTCTTCAGAAATACCAAACCCATTGTCTTCATTGCCTTCATTAGCAAATATACGTTGGAAAATTGTAGCAACTTTAATAAGTGCTTCATCATTTTTAATGCCTAATTCCATATACTCCTTAATAAGTGGAACAATCATGGTAGCATCACCTATATCGCTGATTAATGGTTTTAATTCATTAATTAATGCGCTAATTTGGGTTTCTTTTTTCTTTTGATTATCATATATCTCTTTTAGGAGATCGGAGTATGATTTTTTACCGAATACTTTTTTATCTAAGTGGCTCATATTTATTAGATTTTATGGGTATAAATATGAAGAATTACTCTTCTTGAAATTCTATGTACCCTGTGTCTAAAAAATAAATATAATTATCTTTAAATAAATTATGTAATCTACTTGCTATTTTTGTAATCTTTGGGGTTTTTACTTCTAGACCATTGGTAGCCATTATTTCTCGGATGTAAATGTAAAGTGCTTTTTTGTTAAATATTTCAATATTTTCCCTTTTCCTAAATAATTCAAGAATGGCATCTGCTACCTTAGCATCGTTCCCTTTGGGGAAGAATTTAGTAAAATTATCTTCAACGTATTTTATATACCTATCAATAAAATAGGACAATTTTTCGATCCCCTTATCATCCCCTAAACTATAAGAGTATGTCTCATCTTTATACAAATCATCCACAGGTGCTTTCTTTACACGATCCTTGTAATTTTTATTATTATATAAGATAAGCCAATTTTTAACTATAGTACCAAAATATGAATATGCTTTTGCCCCATTTGTAGGATCAAATAAATACATTTTAGTTAATAGAAAGGTTATAACCTCGTGTTGGAGGTGTTCTATATTATCTACTTCTGTATAATAGAATTTGAATGTGTGGATAATATTTTCGGTTAATTTGAAAAAGGGATAATGAATTTCATCCCTATAAATGTCACTTCTAATTTTGGGGTTGGGCTCATTATTATATCTAACAATAGCCATTTCGGTATCATAGGTAAAGTAGTTTTTGGAATTTTTTCTCTTTTTCCTTACTACTTTTTCTTTTGATTTATTTTCACTCACAATTAATTTATTTTTTTAATTTTAAAATCATTAAGGATGTTTTGGATTTGTTGGACAGATTTAAAAAAGTGTCCTACCTCATCATCCGATTTGAAAGTTCCGGCATTATCAATTTCCTTAAGTTTTTTATCCGATGCCTCAATTGTTTTGGAGATTTGGTCTAGATACTGAATATATCCCATTAGAATATCTTCTTGTTTTTCATTCTTTTTAAGGAGGTTAATTGTTGTAAAAATTCCTATTACAACTAAAACCGCTAGTACTGATATTATTACTGTTTCTATCATAGACTATTTAACATATCTTTTAAACCTTCACTCTTAATTGAACCAAGAGCTTTAGTCTTAATATTTGTTTTATTATTTGACTTTGCTTTCACCTTCACTTCAGGGTTACTGAATTTAGGTAACCATTCCTTTTCAAATTCAATACGAGCGGCCATCATATCAGCTTGATGTACAATAAAGGGTAATGAGGTTCTGGGTTTAGTTTCAGGCATGTAAGATTTTAGATATTTCTCATTTGCTGGGTCATATAAACCATCATGGGTTTGAATAGCCACCATTTCATTAAATGTATACTTGATATCATGTTCTTGGAGTAAAAATAAACCACGATCTGGAACAGAGGCAAATGCAATTTTTTTATTGTGCATATAATCCTCACCTAGTTTATCTTGTCTCCATTTATCTGTTTGAGGAATATAGGATTCATGTTCACTATCTCCCATTTTCCCTAGATCATGATTTAATGCTGAGAATACTAATTCTTCAACTGTAAAAGTGCTTCTATCCATTTCAAATTCACACCAAACATCATAAATTTTAAGAGATGCTTCAATAACTCTATTCACATGATCTACATATCCACCTGGAAATGCATTATGGTATTCCTTTTTATGTGAAGCGGGCATCATTACTATTCTGTCTGAGAATTTATTATAAAATTCAATTAATTTCTCCCTTCTAGGTTCTGATATATAAGTGTTAATGTATCCTAACAACTTATCCCAATTTGCTTGGATTTGTTCTGCTTTTAATTCCATATTAATCGTTTTCTCTATCAACAATGTCTTTTATATCTTGAATCATTTCAACAATCTCCCTTTGGGTAGCATTAATGGATTCTCTAGTACCTCCTCTATGGATTTCCATGTCTAATTTTTTGAATTTCCCTTCTAATGTTTGAAGGCGACGTTGCATCAACTTTTTATTTCTCATATTATGTTTTATTTAAAAAAATGGGGAGAGCATCCTATCCCCTTATATCCAATCGATCCACGTTTCTCGCTTCTCGTTTTCTTTTTTCTTATTCTTTACAAGTTTATTCTTCCTTCCTAAACCCGTGGTTACAATATAAGATTTTATTTTTTGGGAGCCAAATTATCTTTAAGAAAATTTATGATATTTTGGATAAATGCACATTTTTCATATTCTTCTACGGATTCAAAGAATTTTAATGTCAAGAGTAATGCAATTTCTAATCTTTCTGGGTCTTGAATTCTAACACAATCGCGCCATATTTCCTTTTCAAGGTTAGTTAATTTTAAATAATCCCACCCTCTATAGAATGCCATATGCTGTCCAGCTTCTTCTAGGTCTCCAAAATCCCCCAATTCAGGGTCTGTTTCTTTGAATAATTTGACCAATTTCTTCTGGAATGATACATGATTTAAAACTATTTTTTGGAACATTTTAAGATGATAGGTTGGAGTAGTCCTGAATTCATCGAATCCAATGACTTCCCTCATCTCTTTGCCTGATAATTCAGGATGTTCTTCATCAGAATCTCCTTTACCAAACATGCCAAATATCTTATCAATGTCTATCATTGATTATAAATATACGAAAAATAAGTTAGGGGGCAAATCTAGTTTAGATTAAATTTTCTTAAAGTATAGAATTTATCTCCATCTTCCATTATACTCTCATTTAAATCATCTAACACATCCTTTAGGGCTTGGGTATACCCTTTCATAAAAACCATCTCATCATCTGTATAATGTTCTGCATTATCAGCAATCTCAGAAGCATTGAATTCTATTGCTTCTTTTATGATTTTAATGTATTCTCTCATGATTCATGTCTATGGTTATAAATACGAAGGTAATGGTTTAAATCGCTTAATATGCGCTTTTAGAGCACAAAAAAAGCCACCTCTAAGAGATGGCTTTATTATAATTTTTGTAATAATATTAGTTTACATATTCTAATGCTAATGCAAACAATTCCTTATTAACTTTTTGATCTTGTTTAAAATTCTTGATTTTTCTAGCTTTTCTAATTTTACTACCTACGGCATAATTAAAATCACCTTCAATAACTTTTTCTTGAACTACATTAAAAATTGACCATAAATCCTTACCTGCATCCTCTTTTCTAACAGGCTTTAAAATATCATTAATGTCAATTGTAATTCTTTTCATTTCCTTTTCACTGAAACGAGTTGTTAAAGCTTTTTTAGCAAACTCAACTGCTTTATTTTCTTCAATCTCCGTTTCTTTCATTTTATTCATGGATTCAACAGTTAAAGGTAATTTTTCAACCATATCTTTGATTTTACCTTGAAGCTCTTCAAACGAATAACCCATATGTCTCATTTTAACATCTTCAAAAGTTGAAGTTGAAACAACTAACCCATTTTCACAAATCATTCTAAATAATCCTGCTGTAAAAGTAAAAGCATTTTTACCATCATGGCTATTTGTAAGTAATACTTGTGGAAAAACTGTATCTCCATCATCACCATTAATTACAACCTCGGGATTTCTAAAAACAACTAAGTGCTTTTGAAAACCTCTGGTACTAGATTTTCTAGCATTAACTGATTTGGCATCAACTACTTTCCAACCTAATAATTCCATATCATCTACAACCTTAATGGTTGGGATATGGGTATAATGCTTAGACACTTCTTTTGAAGCATTCTCTGCAAAAATAACAGGACATACTTCTTTTAATTCACTTCTACTTAAAAATTCTTTTTTTTCAAAATCTAACATAACTTTTATTTTTTTTATTATTTAATAATTTTAATTGCCCGAACCACTCGAACACCGTAAATATACGAACCTTCTCCGGCGTAGCCAAGTTACTGCGCAGGAAAAGTTAAGAGAAGGTAAAGTAAGATTATTATTTAGATATGTCTTTTTTAGTGTTGGTAACTTCATCGTTAATCGACTTTATACAGTGATTATCATCGATTAAATCCAATATCCAACGAAGTAACCCACCTGCAAGAGATAATGTTTTATCTCGCTGATTCTTACCCAATACAGATGAAATGGTTTCTTTGGGATTACCGAATTTATAACCCTTATCTACAATAAAAATAGCATTAAATAAATCACTACCAACAACATTAGCAAAAACATCAATTTCACGGGCACTTCTAAAAAACCATACCTTCAATTCCCTCTTATTCCCAGTTAACAAATATTTTACAATATAAAATACCACAACTACAGGTAAGAACAAGTAGAGCAATATGATAGCTACTGATAAAACTAAGAATTCAATCATCCATGTTTTTATTTTTTAAAGGCTTTAATAAATAATATTACAATAAGAGGCCATATTATTATCCCAAGTAAAACTGAAACAATATTAAAATTAACGGCATCTTCTTTGAGGGTTAACTTATCATTAATATATTGAATAACAAACATAATACATAATCCAATAAAAGTATAAATTGTGAAATAAAACGCCATCTATTATAAATATAATTTTTATATATAATTCTTACCTAATTCTTGTATTACTTCAATAGCTTCCTTAAGTGTTATATCAAAAAACTCCCTATTTTGATTTACTCTACAATATCCTAATTTATGATGAACTTCATGTTCTAGTGCTTCCCCATTAAAACATTGGAAACCAAACTCAACTTTATAAGGAAGGGCAACACCCGTTGATGTAGATATTTGTTTAGCCCTAATTTCAGGTTCATTTTTAGTATACCCAATTTTATAATGGCTGTGTGAAGGATTTGACAAAATATAAACCCATTGGTCTGCTTTACCTCTATTTTTATAAACATCCTTTTTCCTCCCAGTATAATAGGTTACATTATCCCAACCATCCTCTCCAGGAATTACAGAATAAAACTTAATTGGGGCATTAGTAAAGTCCTCACTTAGACTAAAATGGTTTTTCGATTCTTCAAAACTAATTCTTTTCATAACTATCTCATTTTTTGTGATATTTTTCTTCTTTCATTTAATATATGGGATTCCACCACCTTATGATCATTTGTTTTCTCAACCCTTTCATTAGTCCCAAACGCATATAAAGGCCCATCATAATCAGCGGTTTCATACGGTATATTAACGATTTCATTATGTTTGGTGGCGGTTTGTTGAGTTATACGTCTCTTGCCATTAAATGACCTAAAAGTCAGACAAGTGACTCTATTCCAACGTCCCAGAGTGGGATAATAAACTTCAAGATTTGCAGATGTATTAAACAGGTATTCTAATTTACCAATGTCTCCTTTTTTTTCACTCATATTTTATAACCTTAATTTGGTACAATATACAAACAAAAAATGGGGATTCCAACCAATACTCCAAAAATTGATTCTCAACACATGCCCCACTATAGAGATACGTATATACTACACATATGCGCAATACTTGGGATTAGATGCCTTGGTAATTTAAATAGGTAGGATGCAGTGGTTGGAATACATTGGTATAACATTGGTAGCGCTGCTATTCACTTAGAGCCAACTGATGTATCCACATAGGTTACACTGAATATATTATGGGGGATGGGATGAAGCTTGGTTCTGCTTCGGTAGATTATTATTTAATAGGACAGAAGTTTAACATTTTATCTCCTCTACCTACTATCTCTAATTCGGCACCAAAGTCTTCATTGATTTTATTTTCAAACAAATCTCTAGTTAGTATGTTGAACCTTTTATCTATTTGCTCTTTATCCATTTTGCAAATATCCTTTTGTGATAACTTTCTTCTATCAATGGCTTCAATCGAATCATCCTTTTTATCAACGGCGGCAATGTTATATTCGTCTTTTCCTTTGGTTTTCACCACTGCTACTTCAACATCACTTGAGGATAGTATTTCCCCTTCATTTAATACACTACGTATTTCTTCTTTGATGATTTGTCTTAGTTCGGATTTCTTCATTTTATTTTATTTAAAATATTTTTTAACATTTCAATTTCCTCTGCAAAAAACTTTTCTCCAGTTTCCTCATAATCTCTTAACTTCATCTTTAGAATGTAAATTAATTTTTTCCTCTCTTCAGGAGTAAACTCAAGTGATTCTTTTAAAAGTTCTTCTTTAATAATTTGTCTTAATTGAGATTTTTTCATTTTATTATGTTTTTTCATCTATTTCAACTAGAAACTCAACATAGCTATCCATTGCATCTAGCATTGCCTCTTTCTTTTTCTTCAATAGCATTAGATCCTCGGGATTGTCGTATTTGACTTCTAGTTCATCTTCTACGGTTACAACAAATTGTAAGAAATCACCTAATACTTCTCCCATGAATTCCTTCATTTGGTTTCTGTCTTCATTTAAAACAGATGTGATTTCCTCTTTGATGAGTTTTCTTAATTGGGATTTTTTCATTTTATTTTATTATTTTATAATGCATCTCCATCTTTTGATGTGTCTGGACCTAAAGCTGCACTTTTCATTGCTTCCATACTTGTATAGACACCATCTTTGAGATATAATTCTGCGTGGTACTCATCTACAAGATCTTCAAGTTTATCAATGAATTCTCCTATCCTAGTAGGTGTGTTTCTTGTGAATTCATTTTCTTCATCATCTCTATCATACCCATGACCTGTGAAATTCATTTCACTTATTTCTTCTTTAATGATTTGTCTTAATTCTGATTTTTTCATATTAATCTATTTGTTTTAAAAATCCATCTAACCCACTCCATCTATAAGGGGTATTATTATATATTCCATTTGGGTAAACAAAATAATGATTTCCACTTTTATCAATTTTCCCCACACGAACACCATTTTTTTCAACCATAATTTGATCCCATATACCCTTAAAAGGAGTATCGTAACCTTCTCTGTTGAGTGTATCTCGAACCATTTCCCAATCAACATTTCTAGATCCTCCAAAAGATGAAGCGTATGATTCTTTTCCTTTGGAAATTTCCTCTCTGATGATTTGTCTTAATTCTGATTTTTTCATTGTAAGTTTTCAAATTTATCTAATAACATTCCTAATTCCTCTGGGTTATCATTGGCCCAATTCCCCCATCTACCCTCATATTTGTCGAGTAATACCCTTGATACCTTTTCTTGCCATTCGTCTCCATATTTACTTGATGGGTCCATAAAGTGCATTTCAAGTTCAAATGCTCTATCTGCTAGACCTTCATTTAATACTTTGGATATTTCCTCTTTAATAATTTGTCTTAATTGTGATTTTTTCATCTTTAATATTTTACTTTATTATTTTTGTAATTTAGTACTTCATCAAACCTCTTTAAGCTCTTCTCTAAATCACGAAGCATGTCCCTTGCTTCTTTATCCGCCGCACCACTATATTCGCTAAACCATCGTTTCATTACCGTAGCAAAACTCTGATCGGGCATATAATATAAATAAATTTGAATTTGTTCTAATGATCTATCAATTTGATCTTTTACTTCTTCTTTATATTCTTCACTTAATGTAGTAGTGATTTCTTCTTTTATGATTTGTCTTAATTGTGATTTTTTCATTTTAACCATTTTTTATATGTCATAAATATACGAAAGTTTGTTTAGATAACCAAGCATCCGCATATATATTTTGTTTATTGGAATTTATACTTCATTTTATCGTTTGGTGATAAATTCAATATTACCTCATTTTCATCCGCAATACCACCTGCAAATATAACTGGATATCCAATTGGCAGCTCATATTTCTCTTGTTTTAAATCCACTCCTACTTGGTTACCTAAACTATATTCATCACCTCCACTTACTGTGTATGAACTCCAACCTGACTGAGAGTCATCTGATGAAGTTCTATATACTTTAAGAGGTTTGTTAAGTTTTGTTTTATTTGCAATATTAGACATCATATTAGATAAACGGTTTTTATCATATAGGGCATAACCCTTATTCATTGTGGGTGGATTTTCACCCATCCAATCTTGCATGTCTTCATCACCCTTGGCTTCATTGAAATACTTTAAAAACATATCCTTAGTTTCTTTCACTGTAGCAATCTTTTCAACTGTATTAGGTGTATCGTGGAAAGCTAAATATAATACATGACCCCATGCCATTATTATTCCTTTCTCCCAACCATCATATTTTGATTGCTCTTGTTGGAAGGAACGAATTTCATTAAGTATATCTAAGAGTTTAATCATGTTAATAAATATTGTATATATTTTGTTCGATGCCAAAGATTTTGTTAAAAAAAGAGGTTTGATACCTTTGGATTTTACATAGGTTGGGCAAATGGGGTTTTATTCCATGGTTTGTTATATAGGTATATACTAAATCGATGGTGAGAGGGTGTTGGCTTGCTAAACATACATCTACTCCTTTCCTTGACGTATCCACGCATCGATGGATATCAGCGTACATGGTATATATATAATATATGCGGCCGTACGCCCGCCGCCCGCCTACAGCATACAATGCTATATACCGTATTAATATAACATAATACAATACATAATGCTATAATAATACCATAGTGGGCTTAACATATAAGGTACGGCATACGATCGTTTACGAACCATACTATGTTCATAATATGTTCATACCCGGTCATAACGCCTATTGCAATACTATTCATTACTAGTATCCAACGTCTTAATTTGCATGTGTGCAGGTACCAATAATTTGGCCATGGCATTACCCAATTTGTTCATTTGGTTCACATAATCTTTCAATGTGTATACTTCACCACTTTTACCTTGCGGTACATACATTTCTTTCAATACACGTTTAAGCAAGTATCCCAATGTGGTATAATAACCTTCGGTTTTTTGTTTCTCGGTATCAAATAATATGAAACAATGGTTTGCTTCATCGACATGCACCTCGTATTTACCTAATATCTCATCCTGAATGAGACAGTATCGTGTTGTTGAGCCTTTCTTTCTGCCTTTGCGTTTTGGTTCTGTTTTTTCTTCCATAGTATTGTTTATTAATTAAAAAAAACACCCATATCCTTTATTAGGGTGTCTATAACTGTTTATTGGCATAGGTTTTTTATCACACTTATTCATTATTGTGTTTGGGCGCCATGTAGTGCTTCCAGGACCTATGATCAAATCTGTTTATATCATAATATAATAACATTAAATCAGCGCTCCAAATTGTTTCTAATATGGTACAATGCATTTAATTGTTCCACTGTTAATTCTTTATATATGTTGTATAGTTTGTGTCTGAATTGGGATGGTTCCTTAACACTAATACTCTCACCCAATAATCTATTATTGCATATCCTAATGCATCTATAAGATTGGGTGTCCAGTAATGTTAATTTATGTATTAATGATTCTTTATCCATGTGTTTTGTTTATAAAACAATTACGCTCCTATTTTACTAGGAACGCGCTCTCAACTACTCTTCTATAACCATTAAACTGCATATTACCATTATCAATAACAACACCATTCACAATTGCTAAAGCATGTTTGTGAACCATTAAAATATATGTTCCTGTTTTGAATTTTTGAGCAAATGCTTTAACTGTATAGGCAACTGGTTTGTGCTTATACGCTCTGTTAATTAATTTACCTCCATTTTTAGGCATATCACCAATATGTTTGATGTTTATTACCGTTTTATCGGCATTGAATAAATCTAATTGACCCGCTGGATCTAATTGAATTGGATTTTTAGCTAATTGTTTTAATGTGGAATTGGTAGCTTGAGTACCTTTACCATCTTTACGATCGAAATTCTCTTTAACGAACACATGAGCCATATCGTAATTAACTTTGAATGCATTTGCTATCGCTCTAACGACACAATCATTCTTTTCACTTCTAGCAATTTCACTTTTACTGCTAACTTCATAACCACTTTTAAAATTTTGTAACATAACCTTTATTTTTTTAATTTAACAATCTTGCCACTCCGGCAACCTGACACCGTAAATATACGAACAGTATCTGGCCCATCCTAGTAAGCCCGCATAAGTCGTTTAGATGTTGTTGAATATAATTCCGAATATTATTATTACCGTTACTATAATTCCACGTTGTAAGTTATTTTTGTTCATCATATCGCTTAAGTTTTTGCTTCAGGCTTTGCTTCAGCCTTTGCTTAATTCTTATGTGGGCGGACCTTCGTAGCCCTTAATCTCACGTCGTAAATATACGAATCCCCCCTCGGGGATCCAAG